AATCATCACTTGAAGTTAAAAATGAGTTTGCCGCTTGTACATATGGACGTCTTTTATTATCAGGTAAAACTTGTGTTATTGTTATAGATTTGCCCGTTTCTTTTTTAACTAAGGTATCTTTAACTTCAAACCCTGTAGTTCCTTTCGCTACAGTCATCGCTGCTTGTAACGCAGTTTGATTCTCCATCAGATAACTCCTAAAACGTAACACGATCTTTTTCCATCCTACTATTATTATACCCTATTTATACTGAAAAGTACACCATAAAATTTGCTTTTAGATAAATAAATTAATGTTGAGAGTAAATGTCTCTCATAACTATTAGAGGAGGCACTACATGGAAGTGCTAAACAAAATCAAACAATGGGCTGGTGCACTAGCCGACGTTGGTATCAGCGTAGCAGCACTCGCAATCGTTGTTGAAGTTCTTGGTCTTGGCAACATGCCATTCATGCCACAAGGACTTAGCGTAGTCGAAAATGTTTCTTCGATGCTCAGTACACTAGGGTCACACGGGATTATGGGTCTTATTGCTGTCTGGGTTCTTTGGGGAATCTGGAATAGAAAATAAGATGAGAAAAGGGGAGAAAAGATCTCCCCTTTTTTTAATTAAATTTTGATAGCCATTGTGCTATAGGTCGACAGAATGGTAAGAGTGCTATCGCCATCATGAGATTCACACCAGTATGAGCCATTGCAATTCGCAATGTATCACCCTTAGGCATACCATCTGAGACAAAAGCGCCGGCTAACCAGATAGTACCGGTCGTTCCTATGTTAGCACCAAGTACTGCTGCTATAGCGGCTGGTAATGGTACAGCGCCAGATGCAACTAAGCCTATAATAGCTGTAGTTGAAAGTGATGATGATTGCCACAGTAATGTCATTACTATACCACCAATAAACATGTATAGAGGACTATGCGTAAAGTACGCAAGGTGATCAATGTTGCCCATTGCTTTCATACCACCAGCAAACATTTTTAATCCTATGTAGAAAACTACTAGACCAACGAGTGCGGTGATAACAGGATTTCCTAGTTCCATTTTACCTACCTTCTTCCAAAGCTTAGTTACATCCATTCGAATCTCCTAACTAACAATATTATATATTGTTGAAGAACTTAACGCTGTGTTACACTTTTATTAAGTTTTTCTCTTTGACGTGAATTGTAACTCTTGATCGCATGCTGCCTGTTCTTTTCACGATTCTCAGGATACAGGTGTTCGTATCCTTTGATCTTCCAACTCTTAGCCCAAGCTGCAGTTTGATCTATGCTATGTGCTTTCATTCGTGTTCTCCACCCGGATCGTTCTTATCTAGCTGCACTTTCTTACCATTGATCCACATTGTTTGTCGTGCACGTGGAAAGCTATGGTAACCATTATTTTTTATAAAGAATGCAGGATTTTTTCTTGCAACTTCAAACGTACCTGCTGTAATTGCAATTGCTGCGAGTAAGATAACGTGAACAACTGCACTAACGCCAAACACAGTCCAACTACCTACCATGATTGCAAACACAATGCACCACATCCAAGCTAAGACTTGTAGTATCAGGTGACGTGTGTTTAAGTCTGGTATGTGACGTAAAGGATTGTAGTTGGAATCCATCACACCATTCCAACTATTGTATATGAACTCTCTCATTACAACCTCTGTATTAGTTCATTTGCTTTTTCAGGATTATCTATAAGGTGTTTACGAGCCTCGTATAATCGTTCTAATCTTTTTTTGACAGAACGATCTTTCTTTACACGAGCTTCCCAAAAATCTATTTCTTGTTTGATGACGTCAAGGCCTAGTGACATAGCCTTGACATCTCTTTCTATACTTCTCATACTCATAGCATGTTCATTCCACTTAATATTATGTTACCAATTATTAAGAATGCAATTATCTCCACTATGTTATCCTTTTACTTAGTTCTTGAATCAACTCTTGAGATGGAACATTTGATAGATCAAACATAGGAGTAATAGGAGTTTTGATAACTGTAGATGGAGACAGATCCATAAATGCATCTAAACGATCTTGTAATTTAGTAACTTTCCACAAAATAGCAGGTCTACGACCACCCTTAGAATTTTTACATTTATACGATTTTACTGACACCTTAAAGCCTGCTTTATTAGCCATTTCTACATGTTGACTAGTGTCATTAGTACGTTTTCTGCCTTTACATTTTTTATGTCTTAGCCTACGTAATTCATCACCAATTTTAGTTTCCATTCTAGAATTAGATTTAGAACCAACTTGATTAGGTCTTAAGAGACCCATAGCCATCCCAAGTTCTTTTGTTGTAAATTCAATACCTGAAACTGTAGCGTGTTCTTTCAGGTATTTTCTTATATCTTCACATAGATTATCATTATACATTATGCAGCCTCCGCATATTCAATAGCGGACTTCAGTGCATCCCGCTTTCGCACTTGGTTACCGCCAAACCAGGAAGAATAAAGACGGTTATCAGAGTTACGTCCCTGTACATGATCTGTAATGAACGTTACTGAATTGAATGCCTGCCACCATGAGCCTTCTGCGTATTCAGCACCTGGCTGTGTTTCCAGCACATCGTGTGCAAGCTTTGCATTGCGTGACAGAGTTTCTACTGACAGTGCTTTGCCCTGTACACGCTTGTCTGCTGTACGTGGAAAGACTGTGTTAAGATACTCGATGTATGAGTCAGGTGTAAAGCGCTTGCTTGACAAGAACTGTGCTACATCGCTGTAGGTTTCCATCTTATCTTTTGCAATACCAATAGCTTTCTTTGCAGCGTCGGCATCGAACTCCACACGGTGACCAACTCTTACTGAAGCATCTGACTTGCTGTCAAGTGAGAATGTAAGAGTGTTGTTGCATACCACACGGATAGGTGTAAAGCGAATGTCAATTGACTTGCCATACTGGTGTGGATTAGAGAAAAGCAAGTAAGAGTCTACGCGATCCCTACCATTGATGACAAAGGAGTCTTTGACTTTCGCCAAAGCCCATACCATCTGTCCACCTTTGAGTGAACCAGCAGTATGCATTTCCATATCACCTGACAATACAAACTCGTGGAAGAATTCAAACGCTTTATCGTTTTGAACTGGATTCCAGTTTTCACCAACGTTGGTAAGAATCTTACCGTCTGTTTCACGGACCAAAGACTTTTGACCGGTTGGCATACGCTTACCGTCAAACTCGATGAATGATTCGACTTCACGGACCTGCCAATCGAGGCCTGCTTTTTCTTGCATTTGTGCAGGTGTTAAGTCATTGCTAACTGGTACACCAAGACCATGCCATGGAACTTCACCGGCGTACGCCATTGTTTCAACTAAATGTGCCATTATATATCTCCTTAAGCAGCTTTTAATAATGATGCAGCAACATTCCAAATGCCATCTGCTTCAGTTTTAACACGAATATTCTTTTTGAGAACTTTGATAACTTGACCTGACATTGCACCTCTGCGACCGGTCCATGATACATGCTGTCCAACTTTGAAAGTCCTAGCAGCACGAGCTTGTTTAATGCTGCGAGCATCATTGAACATTTGAGCAATTTCTTGCATTTGTTCGTCACTTGCTTCAATAAACAGGCTTTGAATTTTTGACATTTGTGATTTACTTAACATCATATATTCCTCTCATTTCCATTTTACTTAT